GTGATTGCCAGCGGTGACATTCATATCATCCAAGCCAGCGCAATCACAGTCGGAGGCACGCCAGCAGATGGCGACTGCGTATTTTTTGAGATTGAGCGCACGGCAAGCGGTGCGACACAGATGAGCCAAGAGGCAGAGCTTCTCGGTCTGCGTGTTAACTATGACAACAGCCTCATTCAGAACTGGTATGTTACCAAGATGGGCAGTGAGGCAGATGACGCATCTGGCACAGGTGAGAAGACAGCATGGGTAGCACCAGCGGCTGGCAAGATTCACGCAGTGCATAGCGGATGCTCAACAGCCACAGCAGGCGGTGCATTGACAGTTGACGTGCAGAAAGGCGGCACGACTATACTCAGCACGATGGGCATCATCGACAGCACAGAGACCAGCACCAGCACAGGCACGGCACACGTATTGACAACATCACCAACCAGCTTTGCGGCAGGTGACAGAATCTCGTTCCTCATTAACACATTCGGAGGCACAGGCGCAAAGGGCTTGCACACCGATTTACTTATTTCTTGGGACTGATGAGCAGTTACTTATCACATAGACGCAGAGCGTTCGCGGCAGCAGGTGGCATCCCTACGCCTATTCATTGGTGGGATCTTGATAATCTCACCACGGGGCTTGATGACATCGGCTCAAAAGCTGGCACGAATGACATGACGCTGACAACAGGCGGGACACCAGTTACAGATACAGGTGACGCGCCAGACGGAACAAGTGACAGCGTGAGGTTTCCAAGTTTTTTTGACTACCTTAAGACATCGACTGAGAAGGCATGGGACGGCACAAGTGGTGCAATGTCGGTTAGTGTGTGGACGAAGATAGAATCAATTGGGGCGATATTTTCAGCCATTATCTCATGGCGTGACGAGGCAGCAGCCAACGACCGACTGCTTGACTTCCGTGTTACTAACGCAAATCCAGATGTTGGCAGATTCATCGTCTTTGATGATGGCGCGACCGAAGACAACGTATCAGCCGTGGCGACCTCTTCCTCTGGTGAGGGAGCTGGCTGGGTTCACATGGTAGGAGTCTTTGACGGCACAGACACCGCCACGATTTACGTCAATGCAGTAAGCGAAGGCACGGACACTGATGCTTCTTTTGAGTCGATTGAGTCCACTGCGACCATGCCTTTTAGAATTGGCAACATTGCTTGGGATACACCATCCACATCATTAAGTCTGGGCGGCAATGTCAATTCCTTTGGTCTGTTCGATGCGGCACTAACTCAAGACGACATAACGGCATTGTATAATTCTGGCAATGGCGGCTATTATTCCGACTTCTGGTAACATGGAAACAGCATACATAAAATTTAACAAACTAACATCATGGCAATAACATATCCAATACAAGACGCTGACAGGTTCACTGTCTACGACACAGAGGCAGGCGAGCCATTAGCTGACGGCAATGGACGCAAGATGACAAGACGAGCATGGGGCAGTGAGGACAAGTCTCAGATGATCCAAGGGCTTGCTGATAACATCAAGTGGCTCATTGAGTCAACTCAAGACAGACCAGACTACGACAGCAACACGCACAAGCTTGAGAAGGCAGTCGTGTATGATGTCGCCAATGAAGAGGCACGCACGGAGTATACAGTCGTCGCACTCACACAGGCTGAGATTGACGAGCGCACCCCAGAGCATTACGAGACAAGCACAGGCATCAAGATGGCGACCGACCTGCAATCACAGGCAGCGTTCAGCAACATGATGACTCTACTTAACGAGGCTGGCATGGCAGACACCGAGATGGTGATGATAAAAGACTGCTTCGGAGCAAGCCACGGTATGACACTCGCTGAGTTTCGCACACAGGCAGTCGCCTTCGGGCTTCACTGCTATAGTCAATTCCACTCAAGCTAGATGATAATCAACCCATATCGCTTCAGCGCAGCAGGTGGTGGCATCCCAACCGACTACCGTGCGGCATACCTATTTGACAGCACAGGCTCTACGGCAGTGGATGAAGCGGGCAATTATGATGGCGCGATTGTTGGTGCGACACAAGCGAGCGGAATTTTAACTTTAGACGGGGCAGGCGATTATGTAACCATAGGTAATGCCATTGATGATACGATGGGCAGCGGCTTTTCAATATCAGCATGGATCAAAACAGCAGCAGACGGACAGATTGTGAGTAATTATCAAGGCGCATCTTCTTTTGGCGGTTTTAACTTCCACGTAACGGGATCAAAACTCCGATTGATTCTTGGAACGGACAACTTTGCTGCATACATCGGTGAGCTATCAACCGCAACCGTTGACGATGACGCATGGCATCATGTCTGCGGCACATGGGACGGCACGGAAGGTGACTCTGCTGGCATCGAGCTATACATTGACGGGTCGCCAGCGGCATCGTCAGCGGTGACGAATGGCACTTACACTTGGGGTAGCTCAACCGTGGATATGAGAATAGGTGCAAGAGGAGACGTTACACAACTTTTTAACGGCGACATGGATTCGGTGCGAATCTACGACCGCGAGCTAACCGCCTCAGAAGTTGGCACGCTTAATGCAGAAGGACACGATTAAAGCCATGACCCCCAACCCATATCTCGCCATGCACCTCGCCAACAAATGGGGCATCACTATCTAATGCAAGAAGAACGCACCATCTACATGCTGACTGCGGGAATGCTCGCGGTGTATGTGGTGCTTTACCTTATCTCACGACAATGAACAACCCACCGAATCCAGAACTGCACACATACTACGACAATGAACTAGGCGAACGCCTGTTCTTCTCATGCGAGCCAATCGCCTATGATGTCGGCGGGCAGCTTATCATTGTAAGTCCCAAGTTTCTCAGTGACGGCTTATCCATCCCCGCAGCAGCACGCCCATTGATCAACACGCCGAAAGCACCCCAGTGGATTGGCGCAGGCATCTTACACGACTGGTTGTATAGCAGGTGTGAGACACATGAACACATTTCACGCCGGCGGGCTGACACGCTCCTGTTGCTGGCAATGAAACTCTATGGCGTTGGCGCAATCAAACGCCGCATCATTTTTTGGTCAGTTCGCACATTCGGGCGGCTGGCATTCCGCAAGAAATCCCCAAAATTCGCAACCTACATACATCATGACTAAATTTATCATCACAGCAATCGCCACGCTCGCACTCGCATCATGTGCAGACTTAACCGTTGGCATTAATAACGACAAGCTAGAAGGCTCTTACAGCTCGAAAGGCGGCTTGGTTATCATGCCAAAAGTGCCAACAGCAATTCAGATCATAGAGCCTGCTAAGTGAAAACTGTTTGCTTAGATCCCGGTCACGGCGGCAGCGATCCAGGTGCTTGCGGCCCGACACTGCGTGAGAGCGATCAGACGCTGGACGTGTGCTTGCGTGCGCGTGAGATTCTGTCACCTTATTGCAACGTGATCATGACGCGGACGGACGATGAGTATGTGGGATTGACGGCACGGGCTGAGGTCTCAAACCGCAACGACAGCGACGTTTTTATCAGCTACCATTTTAACAGTGCAGACAAAGACTCAGCCAACGGGTTCGAGATCTTCACCACGCCGCCAGAGAACAACAGCGACAAGCTGGCAGCAAAGATATGGTCAGCGCATCGCAAGCAGCTACCCGCACAATGGGACAGAGGCTTGAAGGAAGCCAACTTCACAGTGATTGCTAAGGCTGCATGTCCTGCCGTGCTGATTGAGGGTGAGTTCATCCACACGCCGGCGGGTGAGGCGTTCATCATTCAGAACAAGCAAGCAATGGCACATGCCGTAGCTGATGGCGTGCTGGCATACCTGGGACTAGACACCGCTTCAGTCTTGACGTTAGAGCAGAGAGTTGCTAGAATCGAGGAGCATTTATTGATATGACTGATCCAAACACTTTGACCGAATACGGTGTCGCAGGCTTTGCCGTCGGATGTATTGTTGCCACGTCCAGATGGTTTCTTGTAGCACTTGAAAAGAAAGACAGGCTGATTGGCAAGATCGTAGAAAAGAACGAAGAGCAGAGGGAACGATCAGAGGAGCGCCACGACATTAGCTTCAGAAAACTAAGTGACGCAATATTTGCGTTGACTAAGGAGATCGCAAGGAAGAAGGATTAAGCATTACTTAACACTTCGCCAGCCTCCTGAAACGGAGGTTTTTTTGTGCCTGTGAAAAAAGATAAAGTTTTTTATTTACTATTAAAAGAATTAGGTTAATTTCTATTTAACAAGCTGAGGAGGCCATTGCTCCCCGACCTGGAAGTCAAAAAACTCCGAGCAAACCAAGTCAGCTTGTTACCAACTAAAAACAAACACAATGAAAGATACAACATACAACGGCTGGACAAATTACGCCACATGGCGGGTCAACCTAGAATTATTTGATTCGTGGGAAATAGAAACCACACCAGAAGGCTGTGAGGAATTAGCCCTAGAAATCATATTCCCGGATGATGAGAAAGACAGCTTAGCCGAAAGCTACGCACGGGCATGGCTTGCTGATGTCAACTGGTATGAAATAAGCGAAGCAGTAAATGAAAGGGTAGCACAATGAAAGAATCAATAACCGACCTGATATCACTCTGTTTAATGCTTACCGCATGGCTTGCGCTATATGTGATAATCGTTCCACTACAAAACTAAACAACACAATGACAACAAAGAAACTAAACAAGAAAGAGCTGAAGGAAGAAATCAGCAGCATCCTCAATATCATCATGCAAGACATGGCAAATCATTCCAACAACATTACCGAGAATGAAGTTTATTCAGACTCAGACGACGAGTTCATCCCGCTGACTAAAGCGGCAAGGATAGTGGCAATTCAAGCAATGACTAATTGTGACTTCCTGGTGCGCCGGCTTTGCAAACTCTCAGCAGACATATAATCCAATGAAAAACGAAAACAAAACAGCAACAGTATTAGCGGCCCTTAGCTACCTAATCGAAAGGCAAGGCCTCACGGCTGAGCAAGTAAATGAATTAATAATTACAACAATAGAAGAACTATAACAATGGAATTACTCGTCATCGCACTATTTATCTTAGGAGCTATCCTTACAGTGCTTACCTTATTTATGCCATATTTTGTCTTTCGTATTCACAATAATATTCAAGACCAGAAGGCAATCATGAGCGCCAACCTTGAAGCTCAGAACAGAATCATTCAAATCCTATGGGATACACAACACAAACCAACAAACTAAATGACACCAATTAATATGATTAAACACGGGCTGAATGCCCGAATGGTGCTGGTCCTGGAGATGCTCGAAAAGGGTGACCAGACAGCAACATCAATGGCCTCGGATATGCTTTCGAAAGTCTCCATTACGGCAATCTCAGACAAGCTATTCGCCAAACAATTAATCACCCGCTGCCGTGGTAAGAAAGACCGGCGCGAGGTTATCATGAGCATTACCGACAAAGGCAGAAACATACTTAAGTGATCCAATGAAAAAGAAACCAACACAAACACAACGAATCTTGCGGCACCTGGAGGCAGGGCGCAAGCTGACACCTATTGACGCGCTCAATAGATATGGCTGCATGAGGTTAGCCGCTAGAATCTCAGACCTTAAAAAAGAGGGCTGGGACATAAGGAAAAAGATGATTGATAAGGACGGGAAACAATTTGCCCAATACTGGCTATGCTCCTGTTCATAATCATTACGAGCCTGATTGTCCTGGGTATCATTACGCAGACAATTATTCACATTTTTAATTTACAAGACCAGGCAAACCTTATTAGGATGAAAAAAGAAACCGAAAAACAACACCAAACCAAATAGAAACAAACACAATGAGTAAACCAATACCAAAAGGAACACCCTGCGAGGGTGACATGACCGCCGCACTTGATAGCCGATTTTTAAACGCTATTGTATTACAAGGCGCATTAGAGAAGACAGGCAGTGAGACGTTAAAAGTAACGATTGACCGCGTAGAATACCACGAGCTGCTGACATATGAGAACGGCAGCAAAGACGCGCAGTGCTACTTGCTTTACTTTGTAGGCAGCGATAAGCCGCTAAAGCTGGCTAAGACGAACATTAAGCGCATCATCGCTTCTTGTGGCTCTATAGGCAAAGGCTGGCACGGGCAGAGCATTGAGCTATGCCTTGAGAACGACAGGCGACCAGACTTAGGCGGCAAGCAAGGGCCATGCGTAAGGGTGAAGCGTAACATTCCACAAGCTAAATTTGGGTAATATGAATACATTAGAAATACTACCCAGCCAATACCATAGCGAGCTGACTCTAAACAGGGAGAATATCTTTGGCTCCGATTCCTGGTTGAGCAAGTCAAGCGTTTACGAGTTGTATCAATCGAGCCTCTACAAGTGGCGTTACTTCCCACGGGAGTTTAAACCCTCGACAGCAATGGCTTGGGGTTCACTTGTAGATACGATTATAACGGCTCCAGAGGACTTACAGACCGAGTTTGCCATCAGCCCATTCGATAGCTTCAGAACTAAAGAGGCGCGAGAATGGAAGGCAGAACAGGAGGCAAACCATAAGACGATCATTAACAAGGAGCTGCTTGACGAGGCACAGAAGGCGGTGAAGACCTTGACGTCAACGCATAAGTATGCAGCCAAGATGATCGAGAAGAGCAAGCGCCAGGTGATGCTACTCAATAAAATGGAACACCCAAGCGTTGATAGAAAGGTGCAGGTCAAAGGGCTTGTTGACCTAGCGCCGGAGGGCGAGCCATTCCTGATGGACTTAAAAACGACCGCTGACTTTTCGGCAGGCGGCTTTGAGAAGACTCAGGCGAAGTTTGGCTATAATGTTCAAGCCGGGCTGTATCTCAACCTCTGGAATAGTTTACACCCCGATGACCAGCGCGACCGATTTCAGATCGTTTGGCAGCAGTCAACAGCTCCTTATGAGGTGGCTGTGACAGAGATGCCTGCGGCTGATATACAAGCGGGCGCTGACATGTTCTCGCACCTCCTGGGCAAGCTGGTAAGGGCAGCAGATAAAAACTGGTGGCCGATGAAGTATGAGAAGCCGGTTCTCTTAGGGCGTGCCATGTTTGGCCAGCACATGGATGATGAGGAAATTGATGGATTGACTGAAGCAATATGAAAAATCTGGTATCGCGGCGGGGAGTAACTCCCTGGTTAGTCATAGCGCCTGCAGGTAACCGCGTAAAAGCCTGCAAATTTTAATACTTATAAGAAAACATAATGTTACAATTTAATTTCATCAAAAACGGCAAGCCAACCGAGTATGATAAAAGGCAGTGGCTAAAGGTAGTTCCTCCTCGGTGGCATCCACGCTTTGTAGAATGCCCGGTTAGCAAGCGCAAAACGCAACGCAGACTTATCCAAGAGGCCTCAGATAGGCAGGCAAAGCACCCAGACATGGTAAAAGTAGAAAAGGCGGTCAAATATTTCAAAGAAAAGAGGGAGCAAGGCAGGCTTAATGTTGATCTAGCTTCTTTTTCATCTAGGGATTCTCTATACCAATATAACTGCCTGTTGGGTGGTTCTTTAGGTGCAGGCAATAGGGCAGTTATTACAAATCATGAGAAAATTGCAAATTGCGACCATTAAAAATCTGGTATTGCGGCGGGGTCTATTCATTGCCCTGGTCAGTTTCATCGCCAGCCCAGTAACCGCGTAAAAGCTGGGCAACTTTTATACAACCAAAAGGTGTTAAGTAACAGTCCTCACCACGAACAAGCAGGACAACTATAATAAAATACACATGAGCGACATAACAAAAGAAGGCACAATTATTGCCATTGACGACATCATCACCTTTGACAGCGGATTTACTAAACGTGAGTTTGTCATCAAGACAACGGATGATGGTGACTACCCGCAAGATATCAAGTTCGAGCTGGTTAAAGACAAGACAAGCCTGATTGACAAATACAACATCGGTGACCGCGTTAAGGTTTACATCAACATCCGAGGCCGAGAATGGAATGAGAAATATTTCGTCAACCTGGTAGCGTGGAAGCTCGAGGGCCAAGAGATGGGATCAACTCCGGTGGCAGCACCCGCAGGTGCAAGCGCAGAGGAAGCAGAGGAAATCCCATTCTAGGACTAATGAAGGCTTTCATCTACGGACACCCAAAGCCTCAACCCCGTCCCCGTGCATTTGCGCGGGGCGGCAGGGCTGGGATCTACAACCCGAATAACGCAGACGAGTGGAAGGCTCAGATTGCTCATGGGCTTGTGAGGTATGCAAACAGTGACCTAAGAAACCCGTTCTTTCTCAGGCTCGATTTTTACCTTCCCAGGCCCAAGTCACACTACAGGACTGGCAAATACGCGGGCATTCTGAAGGACACAGCGCCGTTTCAGCATATTAGCACGCCAGACATTGATAACCTCACTAAAGCCGTCATGGACGCGATAACGGTGCTTAATATCTGGAAAGATGATAGCCAAGTAATGTCAGTGCATGCTTGTAAGAGTTGGAGCGAATCGCCGGACATGGCTGGAGTTGATATTACAATTAAGGGGCTAGAAATAGAATGAGAGATTTGAATTTATATAATTACAAAGCAAGGTGCAAATCTGTCTATGACGGGGACACCGTAACGCTCGACATTGACCTTGGATTTAGCACATGGAAGATGCACCAGAAGGTTCGCCTGCTTGGCATTAATACGCCGGAGATACGCGGCTCTGAGCGCCTATCTGGCTTGATAGCACGCGACAGGCTAAGAGAGCTAATTGAGGGTAAGGATATTATACTAGCCAGCCACAGGGATCGTGCGGGCAAATACGGGCGCTGGCTCGGCACCATTTACATGAATGATATTAATATCAACCAGCTATTGCTCGACGAGGGCCTGGCTACGATTTATGAGTAAATAAAACAATAAAACAAACACAATGAACTGGATAAACATTCATACAGACACACTTAGAACCGAGGACTTCCTTGGCTCAGAACCGACCGAGAGAGCCACATGGCTCAGCCTCCTGGCTTGGTGCTGCGCTCAGGAGAATGGAGGCGTAATAATCGACTGCAAGGGCTGGAAGGATCGCATGTGGCAACAGCTCTGCGGGGTGACTAAAAGCGAGGTAGAAACCAAAAGCTTTCTGTTTGGTTTTGAGGGTAATAACCTCGTGGTTAATTACTACCCAGACGAGGCCGAAACTAAGGTTAAAACACTGAGAGAAAACGGCAGAAAGGGTGGGAGGCCAAAAAAGCGCGTTCCGCAAGTCATTGATAATAAGGCAGAAAAACCTCAAGGTTCTGCCTTGGTTACCCATATGGATACGATTTGCTTAAACGAAAAGAAAAGAAAGGTAAAGGAAGGGAAGGGAAAGAAAAGAAACAAGGAGCCGGTCGCTGCGCTCCCTTTTTTATCTGATGAGTTTGCCGAGGCATGGGCTGATTGGCAGACATATTTAAAACAAAAAAGGAAGACACCGACGCAGCTCACAACCACGAAACAACTAAACCAATTAAAAAAACTAAATGAAAACGACGCAATCGAAACAATTAACAGATCAATCCAAAACGGATGGCAAGGGCTATTCCCAAGCGATGGATCAGATAACAAACTCTCTGGACGCACTAATCGCAGCAGCGCCAGAGGTGACACCAACGCCGGCGAAGGCATCAGTGTTCCCATCCTTTAAGGCTATGCGCGAACACCTTTCAGAGCGAGGCTTCCCGCAGAGGCACATCAACACGCTTGGCGGCATGAACGGTCCAGGCCTTGCCAAGGCTCAGGAGCTTGAGCAGAGAGCCACGGGCAGGGATTGTATGCTCATTCTCTGCGGCGATCGAGGCCCAGGCAAGACGCAGATAGCGACTTACTGGGCGAGCAAGATCAAAAACACGCGTTACTTCCGCGCTCATGACTTGATGCGGGCGATTAGAGGCGAGTTCAGCGATGACAAGCACGACGCGGCTGCGGCCAAGGAAACAATGGCGAACGCAAAAGCGTGCGCTTTCCTTGTCCTCGACGAGTATTCTGAGCTGGCAGGCAGCGAATACGACAAACGCACGCTTACGAATTTGCTGGATCACAGGTATGGCGAACAGCGCTCAACGGTGATCATCACCAACACGCCGATTGAGCAAGCGCCGGCTGAGGTTGGCAGGAGCGCATGGAGCAGGTTTGAGGAAACGGGCGGCATCGTTCATTGCAACTGGGCAAGCTACAGGGCTGGAAAGGGGGCAAAATCATGAATGGAAGAGGCTTAACACCGATTAGCGAGGATATTTCGCAAATAAAGGGCATTATAAGAGCCGTAGCATCGATATGGGGTATAGAGTCCAAAATCATATTAGGACGCACCAGAAGGCAACCTCATGCCTTTGCGAGGCAAGTCTGTATGGCGCTCGCATACCAAGAAACAAGTTTGAGCTTAAACCAAGTTGGCGAGTGTTTCGATAATCGAGATCACGGCACGGTTATTCATGCCATTAAAGCTGTGAATGAGGCGAGGAAATATCCACACATCGGGCCGCTGATTGAGCAGGTAATGGCAAAGATAAAAACCGATTCTGTATAACAATGTAATACACAAACAAATATATCATGAAGCAAATTAAATCTGTCATTGTATTAGGGCATAAAATTAAAATCGAATACACCACCTGGGACGACGGGCAATGGGGGTCATGTGACTTGGACAACAGGTCAATCAAACTCTCACGGCAATGCCTAAAGGATGACGAGCAGCACTGGGCAACTCTTGTTCATGAGGTTACCCATATGATTTTCGGCATGGCTGGTATTGCATACATGGAAAGCAACAGCGAAGAGGTTTATGTGAGGTGTATTGAGTCGTTAGTGATCCCTTGGATTATGGATAATATTCACCTGAAAAATAAATGAATATTTACCTAGATATTTTCTGTAATTGTGCTAGAAACATCGCCAATGTGAATCAAGCGGGCGAGATATCCGAAATTGTTTTTACTCTTGCGGCGGTGCGTGAGGGCTACACTGTCTTCACGCCTCACACCCACAACACCAAGATTGACATCATTCTACACAAGCAGGGCATGAAACCGGTCACCTGCCAAGTCAAGAAGGGAACGAGGCTCGGTGACTGCCGGCGGCCAACCTACAAAGTGCTAGTTGGCTCCGCTAAGTCATCCAACAGGCTTCCAAGCGATACGCCACGGTATAGCCGTTATACCGAAAAAGACTTTGACATCCTGGTCATCGACCTTGGCGAGCACGGTCTTTCATTCTGGCGCATCGAGGATATCTGCCACCAATCGACCTGGCGCTGGAATGAGGACAAGCCGGTAAACAACTGGGACATTTTAGACACATATTATAATAAATGAGCGATAAAAACAAAGACTCGGACATATTCCATTCATGGACCAGCAGAGAGATTGCAGCGATGCACCGAGGCACGGCATGGTTGAGGTCGATACAGAGCTATGATTGGCAGATTGAGCGGCACGAAACAATGAGGAAAGAACTGATTAAACCGCTGAAAGGGATAAGATAATGAACAACATAGCAAGCAATGATATTACAGGTGATGCTATTAAGACTAAAGCCAGCAGCCAAGCATACCGAGAAGGGCATGACAGGATCTTTGGCAAGCCAAAAGATGCGGCAACGATCAAGAGGGAATACAGATACATCGGCAGCGTCAACAATCCACTGTTCATCAGACCAGAGGGCAAGTGGGTGAAGTTTAATCAGAACAGCAGAGGCACTCATGAGTCATGGTGTGATCACAACCTTAAACAATACTACCATGTTTACTCTGATTAATTATAATAAGCCCCCCGTAAAGGAATCTTTTAATAATAAGAGTTATTTGGGTTAGCGTCATTCGCTCGTTTTTCTACGCTTTTTACAAATCAAATAACCTAATACAAAAATTTATAAATTTATGAACGAACCAAAAATCAACTGCGCCCACGATGAGCTCCGGGATGTGGTCAACATGACAGCTCACCCTCGAAATCCAAACACCCATAACGAAGGGCAAATAAGATTGCTCTCCAAGATCATTAAACACCAGGGATGGCGCAACCCGATTGTAGTCTCTAAACGCTCAGGCTTCATTGTGGCTGGCCACGGCAGGCTGATGGCCGCTGAGCAGCTAGGGCTTGAGAAGGTGCCGGTGGATGTGCAGGATTTTAAGACTGAGGCCGACGAGTTGGCGCACCTTGTGGCAGACAATCGCATTGCTGAGCTTGCGGAGATTGACCGCTCGGGACTGGCCGATATTATAGGGGAACTTGATACGGGGAATTTAGACTTGGAGCTTACCGGCTTTGATGTGCCCGATCTCGAGGAGTTGATGACCGCAGCGCCACCAGCGCCAGATGAGTTCCCAGAAATGAACGAAGATATTGACACCAATCATGAGTGTCCAAAATGCGGTTATGAGTGGAGCTGATAAGCCAAAATATGCCGTGCCCTCAATGAAGGACATCAAGGCAATTAAGTGGAATGGATATAATGTCATATCTACGTTCTCCGGTTGCGGAGGTTCTTCGCTAGGATACCGCATGGCAGGCTATCGAGTCCTGCTCGCTAATGAGTTCATCCCTGCGGCAAGGGAAAGCTATGCGGCGAACAGTAAAGCAATTCTTGACCCGAGAGACATCAGAGAAGTAAAGGGTTCGGAGCTACTTGAAAAGGCTGGGCTTAAAGTCGGTGAGCTAGACATCCTTGACGGTTCACCTCCGTGCGCTTCATTCAGTACGGCGGGCAAAAGACAAAAGGGTTGGGGAACTGTTAAAAAATACTCCGACTCAAGCCAAAGAACGGATGACTTGTTTTTTCAATACTCTCGGCTAATAAGAGAAATGAAGCCCAAGGTTTTTGTGGCCGAGAATGTTTCCGGCTTAGTGAAGGGATCAGCAAAAGGATATTTCAAGGAAATCTTAAAAGAACTAAAGGATTGCGGATACAAGGTTAGCTGCAGAGTCTTGGATGCTAAGTGGTTGGGAGTCCCACAGAGTCGGCAGAGGACAATATTCATTGGAGTAAGGGAGGACTTGAAGCTCAACCCAGTTCACCCTTCACCGTTATCCTATCAATACAGCATTAGTGACGCTTGCCCGTGGATACTAAAAGTGGTTCACGACACTAGCGGTTTATGGTCAACAGGTGAAATAACAAACAGGACTTCGCCAACAATCACAGTTGGGGTCAATGGTGTAAACTCAAGACACTTTCAAGTTCTGAAGGAAAATAAAGACGAGTCAAAAAAAATAATTACTGAATCACACAGTGATCTGATAATAGAAAAAGGGGCTTGCCTTAAAAAATACGCAACTGGCAAGGAATGGAAGAAACTCAAACAGGGGCAGTCATCAGATAAGTATTTCAACCTTGTGAGGTCATCACTAGATAAACCATGTCAGACGGTTACAGCAATGGGTGGCTCGCCTGGGTGTGCTAGCGTATCTCACCCGACAGAGTGCCGTAAATTTTCTATTCAAGAGCTAAAAAGAATTTGTGGTTTTCCGGATGACTTTGTTTTGAAGGGTGATTATGTTAAACAATGGGAACGACTAGGTAGGTCAGTCCCTCCGGTGATGATGTCACATATTGCGCAGACGATTCACGATGAAATTTTAACCAAGGTAACAGATGAAAATTCCTAGAGATTGGACATTCAAAACCGCTCACGTTGCTGACGAGTTTGATCGTCACGTAAGGGAACAATTGCCTTGGTATGATTTGACCACGGGGGTTGTCTCTCACGTTGCTCGGCACTACATCCCTCAAAATGGGTTAGTTTATGACATAGGGGCAAGTACTGGGAACATAGGCAAAGCCCTATCTGATACACTTAATGATAGGCAAGCAGAGTTTATCCCTTTGGATAATTCGGATGCAATGTCTGACATATACGATGGGCCAAGCAAGCTAATCGTAACAGACGCAACTGAGTATGACTTCAAGCCTTTCGATTTGGCGGTAATGTATTTGAGCCTCATGTTCATCCCCCCATCAAAGAGGGAGGTTTTTATGATCAAATTGAGGGGCTTAATTAAGCCTGGCGGGGCAATAATTATCTTTGATAAATTTGAACCTGAGGGTGGCTACATTTCGACGGTTTTATGGCGGCTTGCTTTGGCTGGTAAAGCGGCGGCGGGCGTTTCCTCTGATGAGATACTAGCAAAAGAGCTATCACTTGCTGGGGTTCAAAGACCACTAGCGATGAAAGAGGTTCAACCATCCGTTGAAATCTTCCGCTTTGGTGACTTTGCGGGATATGTAATTGAAAAAAAATAATATGGAAAATAAAGATAAATACCTACAACTTGAGGAAATAAACATCAGCAACATCGCCAAGAAGGTAAAGGCTGGCAAGACACTCACGGCATCTGACCGCAGGGCTGTGGAGAACTTCAAGCGCATGGAGCAAGGCTTGAGGCCGCAGCAAACTGAATCAGAGACGGCAAAAGAATTTGACGTTACTCGTGACACCATTGTGCGGTGGAAGAAAATGAAAGCGCCTTTCGACGGCAAGGACGCGGATGTTTACCAATGGATGGTTAATAGCAAGATCACCGGCGGCAAAGATTGGAAGCGTGCTTACCGGGACGCCAACCCAGGCAAGTTCCCGAAAAAGAAAACCGCCAAGAAAGCAGCAAAGAAAACAGCAACCAAGACGGCCGAGGAGCTGCGCGATGAATACTTTGTTGAGCTTCAGGAAGCCAAAGAGGCAGGAGACGACGCACGGGAGAAAATCGCACTAGATGCTTACCTCAAGATTGATAAACAGATACGCGAACAGGAAGCGCACAATAAAAAGCTCGGCTTAGATAGTGGCGAGACATTGCCACGGCCAGAGGTTGAGCGCATTCTTAAAAATTGGATTTGGGGTGGCAATGCGTGCTGCGATAAATACTCAAAACAAATCGCCCAGCGGCTAAGTAACAAGCCGCCCGCTGAGGTTCGTAAGATACTTAAACCAATGCTTACAGGCTTGCTCGTCTTTGAAGGCTTAAAGCGCATGGCTAAGGTGCCAGGTGAGATTAACCTGCCACAGTGGTTCATTGATTGCGTGCAGACTGAGCGCAAGTTCTACCTTAAACCATGAAAGATGAGGTCGAGCATTACGAAGAAGCCGACCCCATTGTTTGGATTGAGGAAGCCATACAGTTGGACTATGGTAACTTTAAACGGGAACACCACCCGTTATTACTTGAGCCATTGCGAATGGGCGCAACTAAGCGCGGCGGCTACGTTGGTCTGATTGGCTCGGTCCAGCATATCAAAACCTTATGCGCTCAACTGATTCAGCTCTATGGCATGGGAACATCACCATGCAATGCCGCGCACTATGACTTGACTGCCGAGGCGTTAAAAGAGCTAAGCGATGATAAGCTTATGCCGCTTATTGATAACACGGAGAGAATAACAAGGATTATTCCAGACGAGCCGAGGCGTAGAACAAAGTTTTACACCAGCACGCCACAAGGTTTCCTGCGCCTGCTATCCGCTGGCATATTAGCCAACAGAAACTCAAAGACATTAGAGCGCATTACCGCTGATGAATCATGGGCTTACAAGGATGACGAGTCATGGCTTGAGCAGATCCATGACAGGCAGAGTTCATTCACATGGTCCTGGCAGATGTTCTTGCCATCATCAGGCCAGACAGCAGGCAGTCAACTCGACCAACTCTGGCGCAAGTCGACGCAGAGAACATGGCATGTCAAATGCGACTGCTGCGGTGAAGAAATACCTTACATTTGGAAACTACCAGCGGTGAATGGCAAGGTGCCGCCAGGCGGTATGCGCTACGCATCGAGTAAGGAAATAATAGATGAGGAAGGAATGATTGACTGGGTAAAGCTGCGCGATTCAGTGTATTACCAATGCCAGCTTTGCGAGGGCAGGCTTGAGTGGAACCCAGCAGATCAAGACAGGCGCAACATGGAAGGGCGTTACATCCAGATGAATGAGAACGGCGACCCTGACATTGAGTTCTACCACTACAATGCAATGGTGCATGTGCCGTGGCCTGAGCTTGTCACAAAGTGGAAAGAAGCCACTATTGCCAGATCACGCGGTGATTTATCAAAGCTTGAGAACTTCGTTAGAAAGCAGCTCGCTGAAGCGTGGAACGAATCCGATTATATGTCTGACGAGGTGCAAGAGAACGCACGCGGCGGGTATCTGCTCGGAGAGAAGTGGGAGCCGGAAGGCGGTGAAGAGCCTCTGCTGTTCCTCACTTGCGACGTTCAGAAGGATCACTACTATGTCGTGGTCAGGGCCTGGTGCGTCATCAATGGTGTGTTGCAATCTCGCCTCATTGAACGCGAGAAGGTTGTCAGCGTTGGCGCTATTCGTGACCTTGCCGATAAATGGCAGATCACACAGAACGGCATACGAGGCTCGCGCGTCTTTATGGACGGCAACTATAACACAGGACAGGTGCAACGCATCGCAGCCGATAACGGGTGGATGGTCTTCCGTGGTGATAAAGCAATGGACTTCCGACACCAGGACGGGCTGCGGCGCATCTATTCAGACGTTCAATACATCGACATCGGAGAAGGCACGCGAGAAGCTAAGGGTGGGCGCTATGCTGGGCAAGTGCGATTCAGTAAACATTCAGCACTCAACAGGCTCTCACTCATTCGCTCAATCAAAACAGAAGACGACAAGATGGTGTGGACGTATGCAGACAACGCCGGCTCAGTCTATGAGCGCCAGATAAACGCATGGCACAGGATAAGCAAGACAGCGCCAGACGGCAAGCGGTTTTATGACTTCATCAACCGAGACAGCAAGGATGACCACTACGGTGACGCAGAGCAACAGCAAGTGGTATGCGCGGCAATGGCTGGCTTAGTTGGAGTGAGCGGCGCAGACAACAGCGAGGACGATGCGTAATTCCACTATTGCAAAATAAGTTACCTTGTGTAATCTGACTCAGCATGAACATCTCGAACGCTTCCGCAAACCTTAGCCTTACGGCAACAGGTAACACTACGCGCCCAGGCTACATTGGATCAGTCTCTATTAACTCAGGCGTTAAAGCTAGTTACTCAACAGCAGACCAAGCCTACCAAACCTTTTTCTTGTTGGCTGGCACGACAACGGCGGCAACGCTCAACATGACAACAGGTGATGCCGCTGGCGACGCTTGGACAGCACCCGTGCAGCAAGTCGAAACAGCAACCGCAGCGGGCACAGTCACCGGCGCTGGAAATGGCAAAGCTACCATCACAGCGGCAGGCTTAACAGGTTCACCCCTTAACATCACGTTTGCCGTCACTGATGAGGTGGCAGCAGACTGGGCGGCACTTGCTAGAACTGCCATTGCAGCCAACACAGATGTGGCAGCCATGTTTGATGTAAGCGGCACAAACACCGCTATCGTGCTGACTCGCAAAGCAGTTGGCTCTTATGTCGTCGGCAGCGAAACAATCGTTGCGGCATTCGCTAACGATGCCACGCTAAACATTGCGCTCGACAACGACACCAGCACAGGCATCACCACAGCAGCCACATCAGCCAACACCACTGCAGGCGTGGCAGCAGACGGCGCATACATCTGGAACGATGACATTGACTTTGAAGGCTTCGCGCTAGCATCACCAACGGCGGTTTATGCAGTGGCCATTGACCACACAACCGAGGACGCTAACGGGCAAACGATGAACTACACCATCGGCACGGAATACAGTGGCAGGATGACAGCAAGCACAACTCAATCATCCAACTTGGTTCTTAGTTACCCAGACGCAGCAACCATTCTCGACACGCTAACCATGACTAGCACATCAGACACGGGTCTGGTCACGGTCACCGTGGTAGCCGTTGAATGATTCGATCATTGACAAATTATAAATTTAAGGCTTTAAATAGTTTCACAATATGCGTGCATTGCTCTTCACAGTCTGGCTACAAGCCGACAAATCTGTTACCGCTACACTGTCACTGCTTGAGCAGCTAACCGCAGCACAGCTAGAGACGGTGCAACAGGGCGGCGCTCGCATGATTAATGCATCACTAAGCGGAAAAAGTTTCAGCTATGAACTGCCTCCTAATTGGGGCGCATTTGATTTCACAGAAATGATTCGATTGGCATACAAACGCATATCACTTGGCGGCGCATCAGGTGGGCAGATGACAGATGCTGAGTTGCAAACTTACGTGCTTGATGCTAACGACGAGGTCACTGACACAATGACAGCTCGCATCGCTTTTTATAATAACCGCAGTTAATCATGGCAGTCTCACCACTTAAATCGACATACGGCAGAGCGAGCGCACGCAACACGCAACAATATCGAGGCGGCAGCAGCGAGTTTTACAGTGGCGGGCGTAACGACCAGCGCAGGCTCAACACCAACAACTTGTCAAACGACATTGCCGACATGATGACGGCGCATCGTCATAAGATGATGCTCGGTGACAGTCGCTACATTTACCAATCATTCAGCAGCATTGCCGGCGCAGTTAAGCAAAAAGCAAACTACGTTTATGGCGGAAGCTGGCGGCTGCAATCACTTAGCGCTGATACTGACTTTGCCCTTGCAGTCGAAGAGGATTTTAAAAAGCTCGATCAAGCCTTCGACTTGAGGGGCAGCAACTTTGGATTCAGAAAGAACATCTGGCGCGGCAGCAAGTTGCTCGACGTGGATGGTGACTTCTTTGTGATACTTACCGAGCAGCCAGACACGGGTTTTCCCAAGCTGCAATTTTTAGAAGCTCACCGCGTTGGCGACTGGGGTGATTGCCGTGATGGATATATCAGCGACAACCCAGCATACAACGGGCGCAGGATTCTTACAGGCGTTATTGTCGATGACTACATGGCACCGATTGCTTACCGAGTTAAAGACGACAGCAGGGCCAAAGGCTTCCAAGATATTCCAGCAAATTCAGTGGTTCATTTCACCGACATGGAATGGTTCAGCCAAGGGCGTGGCACGCCAACAATCGCGGCGGCAATTCTCGACTGGTATGATTTATCAGAGACGAGAGACGCGCAGAAGATGAAGCAAAAAATCAACAGCATATTAACGCTTGTTGAGTCAACCGAGTCAGGCACACGCGACATCGGGCGCAATGCACTAGGCATCGGTGGAGGTTCAAGCACACCAGCAACAACCTACATGGACAGTGGCATGATCCGCATCATTAAGAACGGCGGCTCACTCAAAGCACACACAGCTAACGACCCACCAGAGGGTTGGTTAAAGTTCACTCAGCTTGTCGAGCAATCGGCATTCTACGCCCTTGGATGGCGCAGAGAAATGCTAGACAGTTCAGCCGTTGGCGGTGCTGGCGTGCGTGGTTTCAGCGCAGACATTAACAAATCAATAGCAGCTAGACGCGAGACACTAGAAGGCGGATACAAGCGATGCGCTCAATACATCATTGCCAAGCGTGCCAAGATGGGCGTTTACTCATTACCAAAAGACTGGTGGAAAGTAACCTTCACCAAGCCGGCAGAATTTACAGTTGACGAGGGCAGAATGCGCTCTGCCGATATTGAAGATTTGCGAGCAGGCTTAATTACAGCAACCGACATCACTGAGCGCAGAGGCGAGAGCTATGACGATATCGTAATACAACGCGCCAAGGAATTAGCACTACTTAAAAAGGTCGCTGAAGACTACGGCCACAACGTGGCAGAGCTATCAATTCTCACTAAACCTGGCGACATTTTGCCAGAAACAGACAACAACAACAACACAGATACAACAGATGACCAATAATACATGGTATAATATGACAGCAGCCGAGGGTGAAACCTCCGCTGAAATCAGCATCTATGACGCTATTGGGTCATTTGATGTTAATGCGAAGCAATTCGTTGACGAGCTGAAAGACATTAACGCAGACACAATCAACCTCAGGATCAATTCTCCAGGTGGATCAGTCATTGACGGCAACGCAATGTTTAATGCACTCCAACGCCACCCAGCAAAAGTGATCACTCACATTGATGGATTGGCTGCCAGCATGGCATCAGTCATCGCTATGGCAGGCGACGAAGTGCACATGGCAGACAACGCCCTGCTAATGATTCACAACCCGTGGACATTCTCAATGGGTGACGCTGACGAACTACGTGCCGACGCTGACTTGCTCGACAAGATGAGCGCCAGCATCCTCAGCTCATACGGTCGCAGTCAATACGAGGCTGACGAACTAAAAAACCTCATGGACGAGGAAACCTGGTTCACAGCACAAGAAGCATTTGACGCTGGGTTTGTTGATCACATCAGCACAGGCCTACGCGCAGCAGCCGGCGATATCACAGCAATGGCAGAAGGTGCAGAGATCAAAGTGCCAGCCGAGAAGCAAGTCGTTTCACTGACCAAGCAGATCGACGCAATCAGCAAGGCAAGCACAGAAATCTCCGCAGACCTACTTGAGCAGGTTGTCATCAATCAGGCTCTTGAAGCTAAGGTTGAGGAAATCACCACTGAGCTTGCTTCAGCAGCATTGACAATGGAAGCCGCAGAGGCATCCTTTGAGAAGGTTGCAGCCGAGCTTGAAGCTAAAGCAGCCGAGGCAGAAACCAAGGCGGCAGAGCTTGAAGCTAAAGACGCTGAGATCGAGCAAACCAAGGAAATCACCGAAGAGGCAGTGGCAGCTAAGGCAGCCGAGCTTGTCCAAGTGACCGCACACGCACCAGTTGCCGACTTAGGCGACGAAGAAAACAACAAAATCTCAAGCGATGAGTTTTGGGCAGAATACAAACGAGTTGGCGACGAGCAAGGGCTTGACGCTAAAAACGTTTGGTATGCCGAGAATAAGCATCGCAAATCATAACCAACCAACCACAAACCAAAATAACATATTATGGCTAATACAATCGCTGGGGCAAACCTAGCAGAAATCGCACAAGAGAGCTTAAATGGACTTCAATCCTGCTTTGCTCCTCTTTCCGCACTGACCACTGACTTCTCTTCAGACGTAAGAGACGCCGGCGAATCAGTAACAACTCGTTACCCAACCAAGCCGACTGCTGCTGACATGAGCACAGGCTACAAGACAGCATCAGCCGATGTGGTAACGACCGCCGCTACAATCACGCTCGGAACTCACTATGGTTTCACCTATGGCTTCACCGACGTAGAGCGCAGCAAATCCGCTATCAACCTAAACGCTCTTTTCATCGAGCCAGCATTGCAGGCTTTGGGTGACAAGGTGTTCGGCGATATTTGGAATTTGGTCACTGTGGCCAATTTTTCAACATCGTCGGTAATTACTGCAGCAAACTTTGATCGCGACGACCTCGCTGATCTTGGAGCTACTCTGACCGACACCAAGAAAGCATCCAAGGATGGACGCAGCATCTTCATGAATCCTAGCTACTACGCTTCACTCGTTAAGAGCATGAACAGCGCAGAGATTCCAGGAATCATCGCTGACAAGCAGAACGCAACCGTTCCACGCGTTGCACGCTTCGACGTTCACGAAACAGACTTGGCTGATGCCAATGCTGAGAACCTCGCCGCCTTCGCCTTCCAGAAGAACGCTCTTCTCATGGCTGGACGCACAGTTGATTCTGAAATGGCTGCACAAGCAGGCATCGAAGTTGAAACAGTCACTATCCCAGGCCTTGGACTTCCTGTCCAGTTCCGTCGCTGGTATGACTCTGACGGCATCCTATACTACAACTGCAACCTCCTTTACGGCGTTGCTAAGGGTGTAGACTACGGCGTTCGCGTAACCACAGCTTAATCATGAACAAGCCAAGCATTACTATCATTAAGAAGCCGAACGGCGACTACAAGTTGCTGGCGGTTTCTGACAACGCTGACGTTGCACTTGATGCTTTCAAGAATTGCGATGAGGCAGGCGAAGTCCAACTATGGATCAAAAACCCGCACGACAAGCGCAAGGTAAACAGCTCGCCTCCGGCAGCTAAGAAAGCAGCTAAGAAAAGCAAATAAGTTTATTCATAACAACTCAAGGCGTCACCTGGCAACGGGTGGCGCTTTTTTGTG